TATTCTTCACGTAAGATTTTTTTATAAGGAAGTCCTTGCTCACGAAGTTCCTTAACTAATTTAAGTTTATGATACAGAGCAGCGTCTCCACCAAAACCAAGTGCTTTTACAATAGTATTCAGTTCTTCATCATTAATAGGCAAATCCATTCATTCCCACCTCAAAGTTTTTAAATAATCCAAAACATTTTCTCTCACATCCATCAGTTCATGATAACATTTTTGATTGTGAGCACATTGCCTAAGTTCATTATCAGGTTTTAAAACACTCTCAACAAATAAATCTAGTCCCCTATTCCATTTAACTTGTTTTGATTCATTATCGCCTATAGTATTTTGATCTTTCATAGAAAGAATGCCTCTAAAGTATTGGTTTTTTCTATATTCCATCCAATAGAATTTAAAATTGTTTTAAGTGGTTCTAAAAATGCTTTCTCAAATTGTAAATCATAATCTATGTATTTGTCAAGACCAAGTTCTTTTGGAAAATCTTGAATAAATGAAATAACATTTTCATGAATAATATTTGGTTTTTTTAAATATATAAACTTGATTTTTTCTCCATTTGCAATAAGTGAATATTTATTTGTTAATTTTTTTTCTTTTATATAATGATTAAACAGAAGTGCTCCACGAACATGAATTGGTGTTCCTTTATTGTAAATTTCAAATGATGATTGATACTTACGAACATCAGAAGCAGTTCTAGGAAATGCAATCTCTTGCGGAGAAATTTCTTTAAATTGTTTACGACATTTGTCAATAAAATTAACCACATCATCTTCTGTTCCACTCATCATCAATTTCAGAGCATCCTTAATCATTTTACGACAAGGTGCAGGAGTGGATGATTTAATTGCCTCAATGCCCATGATTTTCAGTTTAGGTTCTTCGTAACGAACACCTTCACTATCCCAGACATTAAGAATATAACGCTTTTTAGCAGTCCAGATTCCACGCTCAGCAATGTTCTCACGCTTCATCTGCATCTTCTGGTCATAAGCATTTACATACTCAGCCAATTCTTGGTAACAACTCTCAATATACTTTTCAAGTTCCACCTGACAGATCTTATCAAGGAACGAAACAATGCTTTCAGTAGTTTTCTCTCTTCCTTGGTATACAGTTTCAACCAAAGGACCCATATTAAGATAGATAGAGTCAGTATCTGAAGCAATAACATAATCAACACCGTCAGTTTTGAGAATTTTATTCAGATAGGCATTCATCTTGTTCTCAATCCAACGGATAGATACCTGACCAGACAAGGTGATTGCCTCAGCGTTTGCTAGTTTGTAATATCGGAAATACTGATTGCCGATAGCACCATAAGCAGAGTTAAGTTGAATCTTCCTCGCCATTTGGATGTTGTTGCATCTTGCAATCTCTTTTTCCAAGTCTTTCGTCTTTTTCTTTTCATACTCTTGTTTAGCAGCAAGCATTTTATTTTTATAGATGGTACGGTCCTTGTAAATTTTCTCCATTAATTCTGGAAGAAATCCACGTACATCTTTACGGAACATTGCTCCGTTAGCACAAACTGCTTTGTCTTTATACAACTCAAAGGTGACTTCTTGATTCAAAATCTTATCAACAGTCACATTTGGATGTCTCTCTTCCAGAAGAGTTTCTGGTGAGATGTTGTATTGCATAATCAGGTGAGGATACAGTGAGTTAAGGTCAAAAGACACAACCCAATCATACTTACCAGGAATAGGTTCCTTTACATAAGCACCTGCATATTTGGAATCTTTATCAGTTTTCTGTTTTTGAGGAATTACAATATTTCTTTTTTTAAGATAGTTATAGATGATGTTATCCCACATTCGAACTTGATAAAAAACATCAGCATAATTTACCTTAGCGTCATATGCCATCGTTAGGGCAAGTTCGATTAATTTCATCTTGTCTTCCAAACGGTCAACAAGTTCTACGTCAATAATATTATACTCAATAAACTTTTGCCACCCTTTAGTATAAAAATCTTTAAAAGTATCAAACTCGGAGTGGTCCAATTTTTTCTGCCCAAGTTCTACTTCTGCAATATAATCCAAGCGATAAGATTCTTGAGCTTTATAAGTAAACTTTTTATACAAATCCAAATAGTCTAATTGAGTAAGACCACCAATATCAAACACAGTATGTTTACGCCCATTTATAAACACTTCTCCTTCTGTGACAAGTCCCCAATTAGACATTCTCTTCATTAACTTCTCGCCAAGAACGCGATTCAGTCTTTTGCAAATATAGGGAATATCGTATAACTGAATATTCCATCCAGTAATCACATCAGGAACATCAATCATCCAATAATTAATAAAATGATTGAGAAGTTCATACTCAGATGGGCAATAATGATATGTTACATCCTTGCGTGAATTGTTAAAAGGTTTTACGCCCCAAGTAATAATTTTTTTTGTCGTATAATCTTGAATTGAGATTGAAAGAATTTCCTCTGAACAAGATTCGACATCAGGGAATCCAGACTCAGATGCTACCTCAATATCCAGAGTTACAAGTTTGATTTTGCTAATATCAAACTTGATTTCATCTTCTGGATATTTTTCCGAAATATACTGACAAATGTATCTGTCATTGCCATATATTTCAAATCCATCAACTCCATCATATTTACTATAAAACTCACGGCAATCTTTAACTGTACCAGGACTTATTGGTTCAACAGATTCTCCATTTAAGGTTTTATACTTAGATTGTTTTTTAGTTTTTACATATAATGTAGGAAAAAACTCATCTCTATTTTCAAATCTTTTCCCATTCTCAACTCCACGAACTAAAAATTGATTTCCAATCAACTGAACATTAGTATAAAACCTTTGTGTCATTCTTTAATCAAATCCTCATATTTTTCAAGAAGTGTTGGAGTCGGGTCAGCAAGAGTAAGAGTCTTATCCGAACTCATCATAAAAGTAGATTGTTTTGTATATCCACAAAGAAATGGTTCCATTGTTTGGTCACTTCTTACTGCAAATGGTTTAATTAACCTGCAGTCAGGTTCCCCGATTTCAGAACCAACTTCCTCAATCTGACTGATCAGAATCAGATTGTTCGTTAACGCTAATATCTTTATCAGATTCGGTGTCATTTTTTAATACGTCCTTTTCATAAAGTTCAAAAAGTTTTTCTACAGGAGTTACCATTGTAACAACCCAATCCGATGGAACTGGAATCGTTTTTTCTCTTGCTAGAGGCATCCACGGATACATGGAAATAAGTAACTCAGATTTTTTTTCTGGTTTTTGAGGGTCAACTTCATCCTCAGATAAAGTGGCAGCAGTTCTTAACTTTACAACACAAGGTTTACTTAAAAAATATCCAATAACTCTGCGCTCTTCATCTTCACCGACAACCATTTCTTGCACATCTGCAATGATGTCTTCTCCCGATTTTAACAATAAAACCTTAATAGTCATAATTCATTCATACCTCCGTTTATTATAGAACAAAAAAATGGGGAAGTCAACCTGGATTTTGCCAGGTGCTTCCCGCGCCGACGATATTCATTTATATTTAGTCTCCATCTCCATCTCCACTTCCACCAGCACCACTTCCAGGATTAATCGGAACTGCTCTTCCAGCACCTACATTGGTCACTCTTCCCTTATGATAAACTTTGTGTGGTTTTGCTGCAGGAAACGCAATTGTTTTTATTTCACTAAGAAACTGGTGAAAGGTTTTCATTTTGTTTTTGTTTTTGTTTTATTTAGAGGTAATCCTTTCTCTTATGATGTTCAGGAACAATTCTACCAAGAGTCACGGTCAAAAGCCCATCCTCAAAATCAACTGATCTAACTTCCGTGTCATCAGAGAGTGTCCAAGAACGTGTAAATGATCGTTGAGCCAGACCTTTGTGGACATACCTGGTGTCAGTTTCCTTATCTTCTTTTTGACCTTCAATAAAGAGTTTTCCATCTTGCGTATAGACAAAAACTTCTTTTTTTCTAAATCCAGCAAGAGCAAGTTCTAATCTTGACTCTACATTACTAACTTGAACCAAATTATATGGAGGATAGTTAGAAGTCGTTTCGTGAAGACTGAAGATACGATCAAAGTATTCATCCAGTCCAATGCTATTGCGGGTAATCTTATTCATCAA